GAACGGGCATATCAAATAGCAATTTCAGATATGGTCGGTTCAGTAGTTCAACTTAATTGTTATAGATTAAATCCTGCCGAGTTAGAATCAAATCCTGGTATGACAGGTGAATATAACATAGCGAGAGCAATAGTTACTTTTAACAAACGTATTGAACCATTGTTAATTGTATTTGGAGAAGAAGTTAGAAATAATCTTATTGTAACTGACCCTAAAGACAGAGGATTATTCACCAAAGAACAATGTAAACTAATCAACGGTATCCCATTTGAAGATGGTGACCAAGATAGTATTGAGGATTTGTTAACTATTACAGACCAAGAAAAGATATATTGGGAAAAACGAGGAGTTGACCCCGAATACATTTACGAACTAGCTGAAGAAGGTTGGGAAGAAATGGTATAATAAAAAAGGAATATGTTAAAAATACATATTCCTTTTTTTTATGATTGTTTTAAACCGTCTGAAGATATGATATACCAACTATCCTCAACTAATAAAAATTCAACACAAGACCCTTTACCTAATTCTATTTCATCAAACTCATCATCAATCTTATTATTAAATGGTTTAACTATAATTTTACCCAAACATTTTATTACAATATGTTGTGTTACAAGGTTATTTAAAATTATTATACCGTCGGTAATGTCTTTCACCAAAATGAAATTTTCCGATTGAGTTAAATAACTATTCCCAATTAAATCAGGAGTTTCTGATGTTAAAATTGTTGGGTAAACCCCAAATCTTTTATCACCAATTTGTTTTTTGATGAATTTGTTTTCTAAAAAAGTCATAAATTATATTACATATATTTGTCTTGGCATTGCTGTAAATTTCTTAATCTTATTTAAGTTTTCAGCAAGTAATGCTTCTCTTTCCATTACCTTTTCAGGTTTTAATCTTGTTAGACGACCTTCAGCTCCGGTTAATTCATCAATCAATTTAGTTTTTTCATCCTTGGCTTCAGTTGACAATGATGCGTAGTCCATTGTTAATTCTGAATCAGGAGTTTTGATATTACCACTGAATTTACCTCTTACTCTTGATAACGTTTCTTTAGCGTAAGCAAAGAACCATCTACGAACCCAAACTTGTGCGGGGTTATTTAAATCGTCCCAGTTGATTTTTTCAAAAGGAACGTCTGAAGGTAATTTAATGATATCAGGGTTGTCTTTAAGACATTTATCTCTATCTCCTTGACCTGTATCGTAATACCAATACCAAACTTTACCATTCATTAATGTTGCGTTACCAAAGTCAAATTTACCACCTGGAGTATTCATCAAGTGAATTGCTTTTTTCCCTTCAGGTAATGCAGTTACTCTATATGTTAAATCACCACCAATAATTCTTCTTTGGATATTAATCTCTTGCATTCTTAATAACATATCAAACGCTGGCATCATAAAGTATGAACCTGAACCCCCCATTTGTGAGAAACCTCCGGGACCTCCAATACCTGTACCACCTAAAGCTCCAAAACTCCATGGGTCAAATAATATATTATTTAATGTTGAGGGTGTGAACCATAACAATTCATTTAATTCTCTTCCCGCAGGAATTTCATAAATTTGTTGTCCTCGTGTAAGTTGTATATAATCTTTTTTTAATTCCCAATCACCACCTGCTTGTAATCCAACAATTTTGGAATATGCGTAAGTGTATCGTTCTTCAAAATTAAAATCTTTAGTTATGAAAGCTCTTGATAATGATTGTGTATCTAAATTAAGATTATATAGAGAAGTCCATTGAGATTCAATCAACCAATCCTGAATATATTGTGAATAATCTTCAATAGACAATTCTAAAAGTGAATCTAATTGTTCATCTTCTAATTCAATACTTCTTAATGGTGCTCCAAGAAGATGTCTTAATTTAGTGAAGAGTTGTGTTCTATATGGTTCAGAAATTATTGACATAGGTTTTTATTCTATAAATATTAAGATAGTGTATAAATTAAACTATCTTGTGGAAATACGAAGTTACCATCCACTATTTTTGTTCCTGAATTTTCAAATACTAAAATAGTTGTCCCCTTACTGAATATTATCCAGTCTGTAGTATATTTTTTAACTTGACCTGAATTTAAAATAGTTATCTTGTTTTCAGATTCTAAAATGTTTGAATAAGGTTTGATTTGTGCGGTATATTCTCTTCCTTTATCTTTGATAATACAGTCAATACCTTTAACCATATCTAATTTACTTCCAAGTTCACCAATTCTTGTAACATTATCATCTCCAAATTTTTTCTTTAGAATTTTTACTGTTAAATCTTCGGTTTTATTACCTTGTTTATCTTTCACATCAAGAATTTCCATTATGTTTTTAAAAGTGTCAGATTCTTGATTAAATATTCTTGAACCATATCTCTCAATTAGTGAAGTCATTCTTCTAACTTCGTCTATTTGTTCTTGTGGTGTTTTACCAACAAAATCTAAAACGGGTTGGTTTTGTGATTTTAACAATTTATTTAAATCATTAACAAGAATACAAAAACCATAATAGTTTGTGTTAAGTTTATTAATTACTGACCTACCTTTTTTTTCTAAATCATAAATCCCTGACATCTGACCTTTCTCGTATTCATTGTATCTATAGAAATTATTAGGAAAAACATTTTTCAAAACATTACCAATACTTCGCATAAATATTTCCTTCACTTCATCATTGATGTTGAATATAAATCTATATGTCTGAGCCATTTCATAAGTACAAGATGTGGATTTTGACTCAATAAGAAGATTTCTTGAAAAGATAGATTCAGTTAACTTTGTTTTCATTTTCATTTTTAACATTTTGTTGACAAACTGCCAATTGACACTGTCCCAAAAATTTTTGATATAATTGTTTTTTTCGTTTTTGTATTTTAAATAATACGCATGTTCCCAAAGGTCTAATCCCAATATAGGATAACCACCATTTTTAATAACATTCATGAGTGGGTTATCTTGGTTTGGTGTTGACATAACTTTTAGTTTATCACCTTTTGTTAGTATCAACCACACCCACCCTGAACCAAATCTTTCTTGAGCAAATTCTTCAAAAACAGTTTTAAATTCTCTATAACTTCCAAAATCTTTTTTAATTTTTTCTAAAATATCACCTTGTATTTTTTGTTTTTTAGGTGACAACATTTTCCAAAATAACGCATGATTAAATGCTCCACCAGCATTATTTCGGATAGTTTCGTCATACTTACTAATTGATTTAACGATTTCTTCTAACTCTAAATCTCCGTAGTCCTTTTGAGAAAGTGCCTTATTTAGTTTTTTAACATACCCTTTGTAATGTTTATTATAATGGGTTGACATCGTTTCTGAATCAATAAAGTTTTTTAATGCAGAATATGAGTAAGGTAATTCTTCAATACCTATACGTTTCATCTCTGATAAAATGAACTTTTTGTTTGTTTGATACTCCTCTTTTAAAAGTTGTTCGTTAATCAGATTGATTTTTTCTTCAATCTTTTTCATACAGTGTTATTTTAATAATAAATAATCTGAAAGTTCAAATTATCTTAAGTTATTAATTTTATTCATGATTTCTTCAACAACATCCCCTGAATTAAGGTTATCTCCCATAACAGTTGCGATGTTTTGTTTTTTATTATTAATCATGTCGTATATAATTCCCTCTATTGTATTTTCAAATATTGGGTAGTATACTGACACTGAATTCTTTTGACCATAACGATACGCTCTATCTTCAGCTTGTGATAAGTCACCTGGTACAAATGAAAGGTCATTTATAATAACCGCTTCAGCTGCGGTAAGAGTAATACCAACACCTGCGGCTTTAATATTACCAACAAACACTTTAATTTTATCGTTTTCTTGGAATTGGTCAACCGCATATTGTCTTTGTGGTTTTGAACAACTACCATCTAAATGAACAGCTTGTTTACCAAAATGTTCTTTTATCTTATTTAAAGTTTCAGTAAAATTAGTAAAAATAATAACTTTTTTATCTTGGTCTAAAATATTTTGAGCTAACTCAATTGTACTACTAACTTTTTCTTCTGAAATAACTTGTCTAACCTTCATAAGTTTTGAGAACTGTACGG